TGGTTGGGCGTTTGATGGTAACCCGATCTATGGTCCATATGGTTACATTGATCCTACCGATCAGAATGGTGGTATCAGAAGAATGCGTTCTTCCTATAAACTAAAAGCAAACGTTGTATATGATATTGATACTAATCCAAACCCCGCTCGCGTTGATGGACCTCCTCTGAGCGAGTATCCTGCTGGTCAATTCATTGATGACTATGAATATACCTTCCAAGAGGGTGACCTTGACCCATATAACGGACGTTTCTGTAAAACACCTGAATATCCTGATGGCATCTATGCATACTTCATCACTATTGATGCATCGGAAGCAGGTCTGCCCGTATTCCCCTATATTATTGGTCCTGAGTTCAACTCTGTTGTTGATACTTGGAACCTCAGTCTGAACGCAACTCAGGAAAACATTCCTTCTGACGTTTCTCGTTATAGAGATCCTTATGAGGATGTTGATATCGACATTGATCGTCAACCAAACCAACAGTCGGATCAGTTGGTCACTGAGAAAGAAGGATTCTTGATTCTCTTTGAAACAGAGGATATAGATAATGATGGTATCATTTCTCCTAATGAAATCGCCACACAACAGGCGATGACAGAAGAAGCAGCACTTCAAATCTATGATTACTTCCCAAGAGTTTCAACAGAGTCCAGAGTCGATATCGAAGTTGAGACGACAACGAAATTTGAGAATGCTCAGATCGATGGATTTGTTATTGAGAATCCTGGTGTATCCTATCAGGTTTCTGATACTCTCTTCTTCGATAATACTGGAACGGACGGTTTTGGTGCTAGCGCACAAGTTGAATCTGTTCAAGGTGCCAGCATTTCCCAATATAGAAAGGAAGTCATCAACGACATCCCCTATGGAAGAATTACAACCGAAACAGACCACGAACTGATTGCCCAAGACGAAGTTATCGTCAGTTCCAGAGTCATTACGGAGAATACGAACAAGAGATTCTACATGTCTGTGGTTACAGGCATCGATTCCATTAATGTTCTGCAAACTGGTATTGGTTACAACGAGTCGATTCCTCCGACCTACGAAATCATCACAACTACTGGTCAAGACGTTGAACTTGACATTGATTTGGATGTGACGACAGGTAAGATCGATAAAGTAAACATCATCAACTCTGGTTATAACTACGATACCGACCTTCCTCCTCAAATTCGTGTATCTCACCCTCAGAAGTTTAAGAAGACTTATTATTGGTCCACAATCTACTCTGAGACTCAAACAAACTGTCAGATCAAGATTCACGACTCGGCAGTTGCTGATGATCGTAACCTGTATGTTTGTGGCGAGATCGTTCAACCAAATGGCGACAGTGCAGCATTCCTTGCCAAATATAATGACCTTGGTAGTCTCGTTTGGGACAGATCCTTGCTTCCTAGTGCGTCCATCAAGACGGCACGTTGGAAAAAGATGTATCTTGACCAAACATCCGAAACTAACCACCTCATTTACCTGATTGGTGAAACAGAATCCCAAGGAACTGCTAATTACAATCCTGACATCCTGGTTGCTAAGTATGAGTCTGGTCTGGATAATGGCAACAACCCAGAAGGTATTGTAAGGTTCCAGAAAGAGATCGCTGGTGTGTCTGGTACGACTCGTCGCGATTATGCTGGTGATATTTACCTGGATGAAGAGCAAAGAGTCTATATTTGTGGTTGGACCGATACCAACTCGCCCGATCCTGATGATATCTGGGTCATGCAGCTCAATAACCAAGGTGACGTTGTAGAGAAGCGTAAGTTTGCTTCTGAGACCGAAGGTGAGCAGATGCATCAACTGTATTACCTCGGTGACAACCAAGTTGCCTTCTGTGGCATTGATGAAGACAATAATGACCTTCTATTTGGCGTCATGGAGTATGACGGTGCGAATATTGAACTTCAATATGTCAAACGTCTTGCAGTTTCTGGTGGTGACGTTCAAAGACCTCAATTTGTGCTAGATGAGTACAACGATCTGTTCTTTGTCTGCGATATGTGGAATGGCACCAAGAATTATGGTGTTGCCTTCTTCAAGATCGCTCTGGACCAGATTAGACTGACTGTTGCGACTCCTCAGTGGGATTTTGCCAAGATCATGGCACCCACAGTTAATTTTGAGTCAATTAAGCACGCTGGAATCACTGTGGACGTATTTGGCAACGTTAACGTTGTCACTGAGGTTGCGTATGAAGATAATGATCGCCAAGCAGTCATTTCTGGATTCAAATATGATGGAACTACTCTCTACTCCACAAATGTGATCCGTGGGCAGTGGAATGGTACTAGCAGTGATAATGGGATCGGTTTCACACTCAATACTCATGCTGTTGACAACTCTGGTGATATTCTCCTCCCACTGAACCTCCAAAACCCCATTCAAGAGGTTGTACATAGATTTGAGAACGCTACGCTCACTTTTGACGATACTAAGCAGAATAAGTCCACAATTAGCGTATATGATGGCAATGCTGTTTCTCAGGATTCTTCTATCTTCAAATTTGGCGCAAATTCGCTAAATGTTGCAGATGCCAACTATGTGAAGTGGACAGATCTGAATTTGACTGAACAGTGGACAAATGTGATGTGGGTGCGTATGGCACCTACTCATGGAACCAACAATCCTAGAATTGAGATGATTACTGCCAAAGATGATTCTGGCAGCACCGTTCAGTACATCATGAACCTCGATTCTGGTGATGGTAACTTTGGTAAGATTGCACTTGAAATTGCACCTTCTGGTGGTAGCACAACTACTGTTTGGTCGATTGGTTCGACTTATGCTACTACTTTGGCTGATAGTGATTGGCACCATATTGCTTTGGTTAAAGAAGAGCCCAGTCTTGGTTCCTATGTGTATTCTTGCTATTTTGATGGTGTAAATGTTGCAACTGCAACAGTTGTTGATGAAATTTCGATGAATGACTTGATTGTTGGTGGTCAAGAAGCAGGTCCTCTTGTGGGCAATAGTTTTGTTGGCAACATCGATGATATTGTTATTGAATCTCGTGCAGTTTATAGTGGTTCTTCTCTGCAAGTGCCCACTGAGCGTTATACAATTACAACTCAGGATTCTGCGCTTGATTTGGTTAAGTTTGATCGTCTGCACAGTAAGAGAGGCGATTACAATACAACCTTCGCTGGATATGATGGTAACTACACCGAGAGTATTGCTTTTACAGCAAACACAACTCTCAATGTCAATACACTCTCCAATCCTGTAATTACTGTTTGGAATGAGGGTCCTTCTGGTCTGCAAATTCTTGACTTCTCTGATGTCGTTTCTACTCTTGCACCTGGTACATATACATTCAGCACTAATAGACACACCTACTCAACTAAAACATCGACCATTCCTACCCCTCTGGGTAGAAAACTGAAAATTGATCCTGTTGTTGTACCAAAATATTACATCAGAGATGCTGGTTATCAGAAGATCGATGCTGTTAGGGAATTTGTTTTCAATCAGGACGTTAAGTTTGAGAAGGGGTCCATTATTCAACAGTATAACGACAATGGCGTTGTTCAAGCATATGGCACTATTGTAGAAGTTCCTGTTGGTGGTGTTAACACTCCTGGTCTTGGAACTGCATACAAGGTCGGTAAAATCTATGGAACTTTCAACGACGATGATCTCTTCAAGAATGATAAAGAGGAAGAGAATACCATTGATGAAATTTCCTTTACTGTAAAGCGTTCTCAGAATGCTTGGGAAGCAGGTAAGGCATATTCCGTCAATGATCAAGTTTGGAGCGATGGTAAGATTTACTCTGCTACAAACAATGCAACATCTGGTTCCACCGCACCCACTCATGAAATTGGCATCGTAACTGATGGCGCTGTTCTTTGGTCTTATATCAGTGCAGCGCCCAATATTGAAGTTGATCTTGCAGATTTCCCATGGCCTGCTCCCACCGACCCAGAATGGATCGCAACCACTACATACGTTGCTGGCGATGTTGTCTTCTACGGTAGAAACAAGTATCAATGTGCCACTGGCGGTGTATCGGGCACTGTTGGACCAACACACACCACAGGTAGTGCTGCTGATGGAACAGTCACCTGGGACTTCGTTAGTACATATGATCCCCTTTCCGACTATGCAAGATTCCGTCCATTTGCATTGGCAGATTATAGAGTAGCAATTGTCAATACATATGCTGGTTCTGACTTTATTATTGGTGACGTTGTTTCTTTGGGCAATAGCATCAATGCTGGTCCTAAGGAAGATACTGATAATAAGATTGCCGAGGTCTCTGGTCTCGCAAGTGTCAAAGAGATTACTTTGACTGTAAATCTCAATAAGGACATCATTAGAACTGCTGACAACAGAACTGACCTGATTTACTGTTCTGCACTGACTCCTCACAACTTCTCCAACAATGATATCCTCTTTGTTGAAGGATTCACTACTGCCGAATTCAATGGTTCGTTCTTTGTTAAGGAAGTCTTCTCTTCCAGAGATTTCACCTACAAGTTGAGAGCAACTGCTACTGCTGATCCTGCATTTGCACAGGGTGCTATTTCTCGTGTGAAGATCTCTTCCAAGCACCCAACACTGCTTCTGGTTAGAAATCACTCCTACATCTTCGATATGAGTGATGCTTCCAACTTTGGTTACTATCTGTCGTTTGCACAAGACAACCAGTACAAACTGGAATATTCTTTCAACGTAATCGAACGTGAAGGCACTCCTGGTCTTTCTTCCGCCACAGAGACTCCTGTGGTCAAGTTTACGATCGGTGGTGAGGTTACTAACATTACTTACTACTTCGACCCGTCCAGAACTGATTCAACGTCTCCTGTGGGATCTAATTCGTTTATTGACGTTATCAAGACTCCCTATGATGGTAGATTCCAGATTAGCGAAGTTATTAGTGATACTGAGTTCAGATTCCCACTGCTGCATGAACCTGAATTCAACAATGCTGAGATCGGTCTCGATGACCAAGACAAACCCAATACGATCTACTCCACCACTTCTAAGAAAGCAATTGGTCCTATCAACTCTATTAAGTTGATCTCTCCTGGTGGATTCTACAAGAAACTACCTATCATTTCTGATATTGCATCTGATCGTAAGATTGAGAAACTGCGTATCCTTTCGGGTGGTACTGAATATGCACCTGGCGTATATACACAGGTTCCTATTTTGGGTGATGGTGAAGGTGGTCTTTGTAATATCACTGTTGAGAATGATGATATTATTGGATCTGGAACTGTCACTCAGGTTTCTTTGACTGATCCTGGTAAGGGTTACACATTTGGTTCTATTGACATTGATGCCATTCAAGGTATCCTCGGACCTACATTGTCTGGTTCTGGTGCTGAGATTGAGGTTGTTATCCCTGCTGAGGGTACTGGCGCTGCTGTATTCCTCACTGGTAGACAGATCGGTAAGATCAAGACTCTGAAAAATAATGAGTTTGGTTACGGTTACTCCCATGACTACACTCTGCGTCCTGAGATTGCATTCCCAATCAACCTGCAACTCTTCAACACCTCTATTCTTTCTCAGATCACCATCACCGATCCTGGTGCTGGTTACACCTCTGCACCTGCTGTTATCATCCAAGGTGGTGGTGGAACTGGTGCTGAGGCAGAAGCAGTTGTTAAGAACAACAGACTGTCTGAGATTCTGATCAAGAACCCTGGTTCTGGTTACTCTTCGCAACCAGTCGTCACCCTGAAATCTGAGTTCACCTATGTTGTGAACCTCGATTTGAACTACTTGCAGTTTAACTTCCCTCATGGTATTACCACTGGTGCTGAGGTTCAATTCCGTGCTGACGCGATTGGTTCTACCGTTGGCGAACTGCCGAAACCCAGCAGCGTCGGTTTGACCAGTCTGTCTGCTACTCAGACCTATTATGCTATCGCTGGTGAAGTTAATGGTCTCGAATCTGACCAGCTGCGTTTTGCACTGACCCCAGTTGACGCTGAGTCTGGTAACTTCATTACCTTCCTAACTCAGGGTGCTGGTCGTCAAGTGCTGCTCACTGAGGTCTTCGGTGGTAAAGCAGAAGCAGTGGTCGAAACTTCTCGCTTCCTGGAAGGCGAGGAAGTCTTCCAAGGCGAATCACAAGAACTTTCAACTGCCACTGGTATTGTTTCAACCAACGATGGTTGGCAGATCGAACCCAAGATCCTGAAAGTCACTAACCCCAAAGGAGACTTCGTTGTTGGTGGTAAGGTGCAGGGTGTTATCTCTCGTGCATCTGGTGTCATCGACAACATCAATATTGCTAAGGGTGTTCTGAACATTGATGCTATTACCAAGACTGCTGGTAGATTTACTGATGACGTTGGTAAACCATCCGAGATCGTTCAGAAGATTCAAGATTCCTTCTTCTATCAAAACTTCTCCTATGTGATTAAGTCTGAGATTCCCATTAACAGATGGAAGTCCCAGATTCTCCAAAACAACCACCCTGTTGGTTTTAATATGTTCGGTCAGCTGTCACTGACTGGTGGTAAAGATATCTCTGGTCGTAAGGTTGCCGCTGACTTTACCAAACAGGTGAACATCAATGAGTACACTAACGTCAACGAGATTACCTCGTTCGGTGCTGCTCAACCGATCTACTCGACCTTCAACAACTCCGAAGTTCTCTTCCGTAAGAAGAGACTGACCAACTCTGAGGAAATTCTGACCTCTATCGTTAAGAAGATTGATGATATTTCTTCTCAGTTCGATGGTGTCACCAAAGCATTCCCACTGACAGTTGAAGGGCAGCAAGTCATTGTTAAGAATGACCAACTGCTCGTGACCATCAATGGTGTTATTCAGTCTCCTGGTAGTTCTTATCAGGTGGTTGGTAACCAGATTGTATTCTCTGAGGCACCGAGACCTGACTCTAAGGTTGTGTATCGCAACATCAAGTTCGATTTCATGCCTATCACCAGATTGAATTTGAATACTATTGCTGGTATTTTCCCCTCCATCGGTGACAACGTTTTTGGTTTTGAAACTGAAACTAGCGCCAAGGTTGTTGCAACAGGTGCCACTAGCATTGATGTTGTTGACATCAATGGTGCATTTGCTCTGAACGAGCGCGTTGATGTTGGTAGAACTGGATTTAGTGCCCTGATTGGAAGCATTGACAAGTCCTTCACCAAATTGTTCCTCCAAAACATTGGTGGCACATTCGGTACAGTTCTTATCGGTGACATTATCGTTGGTCAAACCACAGGTGCGAGAGCAACGATTACCTCCATCGACTTGACTGATAGCAGCATCCAAGTGACAGATATGTCCAACGGATTCTTTGATCGTGGTGAGGATATCAGATTCTTCAATGCTGGATATAATGCAAATATCCTGAACATTGATAGTGTCAACTATAAGACTATCTTCGAGTTTGGTGAGACTGTCACTAACATGGATGGCGACACTGCCGTCATTGAAGAAACAAACCTCGACCTGGATGGCAACATTTCTGACGCACTGGTTCTGTCTAAGACTTCTGGTACTGCTGAGTTTGAGACAGGTCAGTATAACTTGTTCCTGAATGACATCTTCTATTCTGCTGCATCTAATATTGCTGCAAAGATTACTAGCATTTCACCTTACAGAGATCCTATCGTCAGCATCAATCTGGTAAGACCTTCTGCTGTTACTGGCGCATGGTCCACTATGGTTGAAGGTGATAAGTTTGAAGGTCTTACGTCTGGTGCTACTGGTGAAGTTGTCAAGATTGACTTTGAGGCATCTCCTCCTGTTCTGTATTACTTGAAGAGTAGTGAGACTGATTTAACCGATGGCGAAACTGTTCAAGGCTATACCGAATTTGCAGGTGTTAGAACTTATACTGCTACTACTGAAACTGTGTCTGGTGAAGTCAGACTGGGTGATGTAGTCGATACCCTGGTAATTAACAAAGGATCTACCTTCTTTGGTATGATCTTCGAGCGTCTCATTTCCTTGACTAATCAGAATGTCATTCTAGATGACATTTCTAAGACCACAATCACGCCCGTTGAAATCCTCGACAGCGACGATCGTGTTAACGCAGACTTCCTCGACTTTGAAGAAGTTCGCTCGACAGAAGTTGAATATGAGAATCTGACTGGTGGAACTATCGCAGTTGGTGATGTAATTCGTTCTATTACCGTTACTTATGGTAATCCCGCAACTGATGCGTTGAACAGATGGTTTGACGCTGCCAACAGAATCGCTGCTAATAAGCAAGAGATCGTTGACTTTGCTAATGCTGAAATCGCTGTTCAGCATCCTGGATTCTACTATCCTGGTGATAACCAGACTGATCAGTTCAGCAGATATGCTGATGCATATCGTCTCATCCATCGCAATAAGGATTACATCATTGCCAAGTCCTATGAGGACATGACCGTTGAGTATCCTGCTCTACCGATTCCCTCTCCGACTAAGTGTCAGCGTGATATCGGTCACTTCATCGATGCAATCTCGATGGATATGTTCCAAGGTGGCACTGTCTACACTCGCAAGTTCTTGCAGATGTATTTCAGTGATGATGGTCTGACTTTCCTGTACATCAACAACGAAGCAGAAGCAACTGAGTATGCATTCGAGCAAGCACTTGGATACATGAAGAATGCTCTGACCAACATGCTGACGGGCACTGATACTGTTGGTGCTACTGTCTATAATCTGTACGATGAGCGCAGCACTGGTGGTTCTAGTGGAACTGGTATCACTGCTGATCCTTCCCCTGGAAATCCTTATGGTACTGCTGGTAGCAATACTGTTAACTATGGGGCTACAAATTGCTCTGATGTTCAGTCTGCCCTGCAAACCTTGTTCGACAACGTGTCTGAGGTTCTGCTTGCTGGATCTCTCTCCGATCTGATCGAACTCTCCGAACCCAGCACATATAGCAGCAACGAGACCAAGTGTCGTCGTGATATTGGATACTTTGTTGATGCTCTGGTTCAGGACATCAAGGGCGATGGTAACTATGGTATTGTCAAGTTCACTAGATTCTACTTTGATGCCAGCGGCACTCCTATCAGCAATGGTCTGGTTGGTGAGACTGCTGAGTCCATCACTGCCTTCAATAAGGCAAGAGACATGGCAAAACTTGCCATCAACAACCTGCTGTATGACAAGGATCTGACCTTACTCTATGATCCCACCACATATCCTGGTCCTTATCTGACTTCTTCCAGTGAAGGTCATACATACGATCCCAACTACTCTCAGGGCAATAACCAAGATGCTGCTAACTGTGCTGACGTGCAGGCTGCTTTGGATACACTGACTGCGATTGCTACCACTGCAATTAATGCAGGCAACCTGAACAACATTAATGCCCTGTCGGTCATCAGTGATGGATCTTTCCAAGAGAATGAGAACCTTCGTGTATATAAGATCTCCTACAAGGATCCTGGCGCAAATGGACTTTTCCTCCCTGGCGAAACAGTCAGAGGTGTAACTTCTGGTGCAAACTTCACGTCTAAGGGAACCAATGCTGGTCTGAAATGGTTGTTCACTGATTCGATTACAGGCACCTTCCAGAATAGAGAGTACATCACCAATAGCAGACTCACGGTTAATGGTAGTGCTGTGCTGACTGGTTTGCAGTATAAGTCTGGCACCAAGTCTCTGAGACTTGACGCTGGTGCATACCTGAGTCATACACTTAGCGATGTGCAGAAGTTTGGAAGTGAGGACTTCACTATTGAGATGTGGGTCAGACCCACAACCATTTCTGGCATTCAGTATCTCTTCGATACCCGCACTAGCGGTACATCTGAAAATGGATCTCCTGTTCTTTATCTGAATGGATCTAACATTGCATGGTGGTATAACGGTAGCGACCAGATCTCTGCTGCTCATGGTCTGGGAACTAATACCTGGCACCACATTGCAGTAACCAGAACTACCAACATCACTAAGATCTGGGTCAATGGATCTCAGGTTGGTGGAGACTATACTGACAATAACAATTATCTGGAACGTGCCTTCACAATTGGTGCTGACCTCAACGGTGCTAACGGATTCGTCGGTCACCTGGATAACATCATCATCAAGAAAGGTGTTTCCGATTACAGTCAGACATTTACCCCTGGTTTCACTTTCCCGACTGACAACCAAAACATTAGTTTCTCCATGAGCATGGAGTTGCCTCTCATCATTAGCAATGAAGAGAGATATGCAACTTATACTGGTCAAACCAACTCTTCTGCTACCGCTAAGAGTATTGACTACGAGGAAAAGACTATTATCGTCGAAGACATCAACCTTGCACGCGATGAGTATCGCAAGGCTGCTGATATGATCGAACTGAACCTCGACTGGATTGCTGAGGTTGCTGTTGGTCTGATGAAGGAGAAGTATCCTGACTTTGTGATGCCTGGCGACACCTCTGACGGTGTGGGTGTCCAACAAGGTACAAACTTCTGTCTGCGTGATACTAAGGAGTATATCCTCAAAGCAGTCATTGAAGACATGCGCTATGGTGGCAACTACAACAGCGTTATCGCTGGTAGAGGTTATCTCACCAAGCAGGGTGGTCTAAACTATGTTGGTAACGAACTGCTGCAATCCATCTTTACTTGGACTGAACTGGCAGTTGTGATCAACTATGTCATCACTACTACCAGCAGCGATCTGGTTAACTATAACGGGACCAAGTATACCGATATCCTTCGCATCCCCAACAACTTTGCATCTCCTGCCTCTCAGGCAATTCAAGATGAAGTAGTTCTGCTTTGCGATACTATTGCCGATATTCTCGGTCCTACTGGCAATAGATTCCGCGATGCTGGTGATTTGATCTGGAAGAATCGCGACTATATCGCATATGAAACTGTTGGTTGGTTGAATGATTACTATTCCGCAGAAATCAACAATACTCAGTATGATTTCCTTGATATTCCTGGATACAATGGCGATGTGGTTTGTGCCCGTGATATCAAAGAGTACATTCTACCTGCTGTCATCACAGACCTGATCACTGGTGGCAACTCTGCTACTCAATATGTCATTGACTTCTATGTTAATAACAACAATGAGATCATTCATGTTGAGAATGAATTGGGCGCAATGCTTGATGCTTTCAGCAAGGTCAAGGAACTTGTTCATCATGCGGTCAACAACACCCTACTGACGTTCGGTACTACTGCCTCCGAACTTGGTGTAGCATCTGAACTGCAAGATGATTATTATGTTGCTCAGTTTACTGAAATTGCTGCATATAGAGACACTACTATCACTATCGATAGTAAGGGTTACAACTATCAGGATATTGTTTCCAACTACAATATCGATGCTGCTAATCTGCTTGAAGCGAACAAGCATGTGATTGCTAAGGAAGCAGTCTATACAATGAATGACCTGTCCAAGTATTTGGATCTGGCAATTCCTGGCGGTTCTAAGAACTGTGAGGATGACGTGATGGGTGTTATTGACGCTATCATCCATGACCTGAGATTTGGCGGCAACTCTGCTACCTATGATGCTGCTCTCCTCTATCTGAACCCAGAAGATGATAGTCTGCTGCACATTGAGCAAGAAGCAGAAGCAGCGATTGATGTGTACAAGATTGCAATGGAAATCTGCATCCTTACGATGCGTAATGGTTTCGGTCGCGATAACCTGTACATCTATCAGGCAGAAGGTGGTGCTGGTGGTACTATTTCTCCTGGTGGTGTGGGCACGTCTTCGGTGGATGCTGTTGACGTTGCAACATACGAGCAGAATGCTGTTGATGATAGATTCATTGATGGTTCACATATCATCGAGAGAAACATCAGACTGATTGCTGAGGAAGCAGTCGCACAGGGTCTGGCACAATTCCCAGGTCTGACCATTCCTGGCGGCAACATCAATTGCGTCCATGACGTGACCGATGTTCTTCACGCTATGGTTTGGAACCTCCGCTATGGCGGCAACAACAAGATGTTCCGTGCTGCTGAGTTCTATGTCAATAACGGCAGTCTGGCACACATCTCCTCGCAGGCAACTGAATCTACTTGGATCTTCAATAGGGCAAGAGATCTTGCTATTACTGTGATGAGAGATCAAGCGATCACTATCACTGCTGCTCACGGATTCACTCAGAAGTTCAATGCTGATCTTGACTTCTTCCCCTATAACCAGGGTGGATATGTCGTAACTGCTGATACTCAGAACCCTGGAAGTGAGTGTCCTGATGTTGCTTCTGCAATCACAGATCTCTTCTCGGTGATTACTGACACGCTTGCTACTCCTGCAAGCATCACTGATGGCACTATCACCAAGACTCTGCCTAACTGCTGGCCTGTTAAGTACGCCCCCGAAATGGTTGTACGCGACACGACTATCACTTATGACGCAGGCGCTGCCAACTGGAATGAGACTTGCCCACAGACTGCTTCTACAATTGAGACATTGTTTGATATTGTCATCAACACTATTTCTGAGGCAGCTGCTAATAATCCCAGTCACCTCGCAGGTATCACTCGCGATACAGGATACAACAGCAATAACCAATATCAGTTCTACACTTGCTATGACGTAACTTCTGCTGCTGAGACTCTGTTCGACATGATGCTTGACACTCTTGGTGGTGGTAGCAATTCGGATAGAAGTGCTGCTAGAAGAATCCTCTTCAACAGACATGCTATTTCTGCCAAGGCATTCGCTGAGGTGCAGACTGCATATCCTACAACCGAAGCTGAGGAATCTTTCGGTGATACTCTGATTGGTGGTCTTCTTTATGACCTCAACACAGGCGGCAACCAGGGTGTTCTGAGAATCGTCAACACATGGTTTGATGGTGAAGGCAACTTCATCGCGTTCCCTGATGTCACAAAGCAACATCTGCTGTGGTTCGTGACAAGAATCAGTGAATATTGTAAGCGTGCTCTTGATGATTATAACGACAATCTTGTTGGTGGTGAGTGGTATGGTTATGACATCTATCTTGACCCCACGCATCAAGGTACGAATGCAATTGAAAATCGTTATGAGTATGAAATGGAGTCCACTCAATTCAAGATTGATGCGTCTCTCAATGCTGCATACTTTGCTATTAGTAGAGGCACACCTCCCACTCAGAATAAGATTCAGTGGACCAATAATATCCATGCGACCAACAACCAGAACCTCTATGATGAAGGTGTTGACTGGAATACTGACCCCGATCTTATCATCAATACTCCAACAATTGAAGTTGGATTTGAGAGAAGAGAAAACAAGATCACTATCAATCGCCCGAACTTCTACTCGCGTGGTGATATCCTTAGCTATGTTGTTGCATCTGAGGATGTTGAGGAAGCATTTGGTGATCAAGAATTCTTCTATGTGCTCAACGCAACTCCAAGTTCCTTTGAGGTTACCAAGGAGATCCGCCATGATGCCAGATTCCGTCCTTTCGCAGTTAATACTGCCACTACTGGTCAGCAGCAACTGCAACTGAACGTTCGTTCTGGTATCACTCGTATGCCGACAACTTATGGCACCAGAGATATCGATAACCCCGTAAGCGGTGGTTTCAGTCTCGCAGATGTAGTTGTGGGCAGCACATCCAACGCTACTTCTGAAATTGTACGCACCAAAAACAACGAAGCAAACATCATTAAGATCTATCAAAGATTCGATATTGGCACTGCTACTGGTAGATTCAATGTTGGTGAAAGAGTTCAGGTCCAAGGTGCTGGCACAAACTACGGCACAGTCCTTCAAACTTCGCCTCTCACGGGCGACAATGAGGACGAGGGTTGGATCTACGTTGAAAATATCACTGGTACTTTCTCTGTCAGCGATATCCTGGAAGGAATTGATAGTGCTCAAACAGCAGAAGTTACCTCTGCTGCCAGAGATCGTATGCTGATCAATACCGAAAGAGGATCCTTTGGTGTTGATGAAATGTTCTTCAACAAGGGTAATGGTGCCGAAGCGGATATCGTCGCCTACGAAAATTCTGCTGGTTCTCTAACCAGCAACACTGGTGGTCGTATTGCGATTGATATTGAGACACTGCAAGATGACTTTATTGATGGTGACATCATTTACGGTTCTATCACCGATAAGATTCTCAACATCGCCAACATCACCAGAGATAGTTTTAGAGACATTGAACTCAATCAGTATGTACACGCGGTCAAGACTATCGAATGTGATGTCAACACTATCCTGAGAGATCAAGGTTTTACTGGCGATTTCAAGAAAGGTGATTTTGTTTACCTGCTGCAAGGAAGTATTCCCAAGATTCCTGGATGGACTGCCGTTGTTACTGATTATCTCTATGATCCCGATAACAGCATCCATAAGATCTGGATCGCGAACTTGCAACCCTATGGTGCTGATGCTGATGGCAACACAACCGTAGATCCCAACGAACTTCTTTCGGGTGGTCTTGGTAAGTTCGAGAACCTGAATAACTTCCCAGTCATTCAGTGTGATATTTCTAACGTAACTGTTACCAACTATACTTCCTACGGTAAAGTTTCTGGTAAGTCTATCAGCGGTGACACTGGTCGCATCTGGTTGGAAGATGTTGTGGGAGACTTCCCCTCTAACCTGACAATCATCTCCGACTATGGGTGGTCTGCTGGCGTTACACAATCCAAAAATCTGCTCGCACGTTGCGACAGATACTTCCGTGGTTTCGATGGCACTGCAACGTCCTTCAAACTCACTATCAGCAATGGTGAAGCATACTTCCCAGATCCTGCTGGTCACCTGCTCGTGTTCGTCAACGGTGTGCTGCAACCTCCTGGTGCAAACTACGCCTATACAGCGTTCTCCGATTCTATTCAGTTCACCGAACCGCCCACAATTGGATCTGAGTTCATTGGTTACTATGTGGGTAAACTGAGACAACTCGATGACATCAGTTTCGAGTTTGATTCTCTGCGTTCCTCCTTCAACTTGAAGTATCAGGGTGGTTTCTACTCCTTGACTCTGACTGAGGGCGTATCGTCCAATACAATCCTGCCTGAGAACAACATCATCGTCTCGCTCAATGGTGTTATTCAGGAACCTGGCATTGGTTATGAACTGGTTGGTTCTAGAATCATCTTCGCTGAAATTCCTCGCGCAGGATCTACATTTGTTGCCTTCTCCTACATCGGTTCTGACGCTGACGTGATCGCGGCAACTGTCGTACCTCCGATCGAAGCGGGTGACATCCTACAAATCGAAGGTGAAGCAGATCCTCGTGAGGTCGCCCTGATTGAATCTTCCAACTCGCTGATTACCTTCGAGTACACAGGAACCGTTAAAGGTCGTGGCGCTGAGGCAATTGCCAGCATCAAGTCTGGTGAGATTACAGAAGCAATCATCACTTCACCTGGTGATGGTTACACCTCGCGCCCGAGCGTGGATGTGATCTCTGCAACAGGTTTCGATGGTCGTGTTCGTGCTCTGATGGGCATCCTGAGAATCGACGTGAAGACTCCTGGTATTGGTTATGCACAACCAGCAGTCGCAGTTGAGACTATTGTTGATGATGACTTCGTGCCCCCGACTGGTCCTGCTGTCAACCAAGGTTTCGACACCTACGCTGGCGAAGGCACTGACTCGCAGGGCAATCCGATCGTGATTGTTCCTGGATATATCCAGATCACTTCACAGCCTGTGAACGTGACTGTGAACCAGGGTCAGACTGCTGAGTTTACTGTTGTCGCCTCCTTCATTCAGTCCAGTAACAACCAGATCGGAACCACTGCTCTGAACTATCAGTGGCAACGTAAGCAGTATGGCGAAACTGATTGGAATAATATCACTGGTCAGACTTCTAATGTCTATGACTCCAACGCTGCTGCACAGGCAGATGACGGTGATGAATTCCGCGTTGCTATCACTGCTGCTGGCGCTACACCTGTCTACTCCAACTCTGTGATCCTCACAGTTCAGACTGGCGCTACCATCGTCAGCAACTTCAACCCGACTCAGATCTTCCAATAAATAGTCAAAAAGTCCGATGACAGCAACCGCTGAATATAACGCTGGCACTAGAACAATCACCGTAGACGCCGATGGTCTTCCCACCCCCGTCCTCTACGGTACGTTCCCCAATGCCAATAATCCCAATCAGGTTACTGAGCAAGATTTCAATCATGACTTTTATTATAGAGGTGGTACATTTGGTATTACTAGAACCTTTGATGACAATACTTTTGTACACGAAGGATTCTTTATCCAAATCCCTTTATCAGTAGATGATAATGAACTGTTAGGCGATCAGATTCAAGTTGGCGATAGAATTCTTTTTGTATTCGACGCAAACACCTCTGACGAACATAAGCAAGTATTTGTTTACAAAGGCACTGAGCAGACTGCCACTGCTGGTGAGTTTTGGAGAGCAAGCGATCAGTACCTAGAACTGATCATGGAATTTTCCAGATCAGGGTATAATGGCACATACACTTATTATGATCAAAGAAATGGTCGCACACAAACTCCTCTTGGGGCTATCGGCATTGCTGCTAATGGTGTTGTATTCTTTAACCCCTCCGCAGGGGCAGGTGGAAATCCCCCGCAAGGATTTAACTGGAATGCCCACTATGAAGATTCCCCAGTAGATTTTGGTGATGACCAGTGTGGTGGTCACCCAGAGAATACAGGTCAATACCACTACCATGACACACATTTCATTGATTGCTGGAAAGCAAACTCTGTTATGTCCACATATAATGACTACTATGGTTCATCTCAGTATAACGGTGACAACCTGAGACACCCTGACGGTCACTCTAAGATTCTTGGTTATGCTTTTGATGGATTCCCTATCTACGGTCCATATCTCTATTCAGATGCCTGGGACAATGATTCTGAGATAGCAATTGCTAGCACTTCTTATAGAGTTAAGTCAGAAGAAGAACCTGGCAGACCAATCTACGGTGACAGTCAACAGAATCCCCCTGCTGGATCCCTGATGCAAGACTGGGAATACTCTGAGGGTCTTGGCATTCTAGATGAACATAATGGTAGATTTTGCATAACTCCCGAATTCCAAGATGGCACTTATGCATACTTCTTGTCATGCGAACTTGACAGTGAAAATGAATTGCAAGCAAGATTTCCATATATGATTGGTCTCACATCTCGTGAGACGCTAGATCAACCAGCGAACAATGGTGCTGCTGCGCCCCCGCCGCCCGATGGTGATGGTGGAGAACCTCCTGCCCCCGCAACAGTACAGATTAGCCTACAACCTCAGAATGTCACCATCAACGTCGGTCAGACTGTTACATTCAGCGTTACTGCTGCTATCAGTCCCGAAGATGGTCCCAAGGCATATCAGTGGTATAGATCTACTGACGGCGGATTCTCTTACGCTGTGCTGACTGGTGCAACTGATCCTCAGTATCAGTTTACCGCTCTAAATTATATGTCTGGATATAAGTATAGAGTGGAGGTTCGTGGACCTTTGGGTCTTGGGGTAACTCCTGCACAGAATTCCCCACTAACTTCTGATGTAGCGACACTTGTCGTTACTGGATTTGGAGATGGTCAGGGTGACACAGATTTCTCTTCTACGGACGCGAAGTTTGACACCACTCAGACATCATTTGACGCAACATAAATAAAACTGTAAAGAACTAGAAAACCATGGCGAAACAGCTAGTCGGTATTGGATCTTCTGCAAATGATGGGACAGGTGATACCCTAAGAGACGGTGCCATTAAATACAATTCAAACTTTGACGAACTGT